GCGCGAGCGCGCGCCGGTCGCCCTGCAATTGTTCGCGCAGCTCGCTCTCCCGGCGGCGATCGGCGGCGCTCGGTCCGGCGAAGCTGGGAAGGATGTTCGCGAGGACTCCGTTGCGGCGCCGCTCGAGCCTTTGCAGTTCGCTCGAGTTGGCCGCGATGCGCGTCTCCAGGCTTGTCACGGATTGATCCGCGACAAGGGCCGAACTTCGAAGGAAGTCGCCCTGCGTGGCGATCGCGGCCTTCAGCTCTTGCACGAGCTGGCGCATCGCCGCGCTGGACTGCTCTGCGCTGAGCGTCAGCACGTCCAGTCCGTCCGCGAAGTCGAAGCTCGCATCTTCGGCCGACTTCGCGGCGTCATCGGCCTCGAGCATGCCTTGGACCAGAAAACCGATGATCGTGGCTGCGCCGAATACGGCTGCCCCCCAGGGACCTGAGAGGAAGGTCGCGAAGCGAACCATGCGGCTCTGGGTGCCGCTCTGGTTCTGGCCCATGAGCGCGATCGCGCTCGCCATCTGCCCGCCCTGTTGGGCCGCGATCACCATCGGATTGACGCCCAGTGCCGCCTGCTGGAACACGTCCTGCATCTGGAAGCCGAGCTGCTGATAAGCGGCACTGTGCGCCCGCGCCGAATTCGCCCCCTGGGCATGTGCAGTCGATCGGCCTTTGAGCGCGGCGATCGAGGAGAGAGCCTGCTGCCGCTCCCGCCCGATCGCGGCCGTCATCTCATTGGTCGAGATCGCGCCTTGGGAATGCGCTTGCCGGATATCGGACAGGCGCGCCTGGTACTGGCGGATGGTGGCGAACACCGGATTGAAGCGGGCCCGCATATCGTCGAGCGCCGCAACATGGGCGCGCGCCGATTGGATATGCGCGTCGAAGGCGGAGCCCGAGCCCCGGATGCGACCGATCTCGCGCGTCAAGCGGTCCGCGCTTCCACTCGCGGCCGTCATCGTGCGGCCGAGGGTCTGCGCCTTCGCTTCGGCCTGCCCGATCCCTTGCGTGTATCCGCGATCGTCCGTGCTCAGCGCGAGTACGGCATCGCCCAGGCTCTCAGCCATTGCTCATGCCCTCTTCACCGACCGGTGAGACATCGTTGGCGACGACAAAGCCGATCCCCATGCCCGAAAGCTCGGCCGGGCTGGGCTTCGCGGGCGGTTCGGGTTCATCGCCTCTGGCCGCACATTCGAGCGCTGCGAGCGCGCGCTGCCGGTCGACCTGCTTGACGAACCCAGACGCAAGCGCGCCGTCATCGATCCGGTCGAGGCGCTCCTGGGCCCTGAGGCGAGGGAGCATGGCGACATAAGCGCGGACTAACGCGACTGGGGCTTCTCGGAGCCACCAGCCTGGTTGTCCTCCGTAGAAGCGCTGGAGCTCGGGAATGAGCTCCCCCCAATCGACAGGTTCGGCTTGAACCCCATCGGCGCGCCGATCGCGCTCGCTATCGCTGCTACTGCGCCCGCCTTGTGGCCCAGCAGCAGCCCGGTAAAAACCTCGGCCACCTGCCGCTTGTGTGCGCCGGTCAGCTTCGCCTGGACGTCGTCGGGGACGCCGATCATGACCTTGGTCGCCACTTCGGCGAAAATACGGTCGAGCTCGGCCCCCGCCTCTTCGCCGGCATCCGGACTGTCGAGCTTCTCGATCCTCTTGCCCCACACCATGAAGCGATGGCTGTCCTCGATCGACAGCTCCTCCGGTGAGAGAATGTCGTACCTTTTGCGGTCGATCAGGATCGTCGGACGCTTGATCAGCGTATCGAGGTCGAGCAGCGGTTCGTCTGAAGTTGTGGCTTTGCCCACGAGCGGCTCCTGTCTGAATAGACTGCCGCTATGCCCGTCGCTCGCGCCTCCGCTCGCCCCGGAACGCGTTCCGGGGCAAAGGGCGGGCTGAATAGAAGAAGGGCCGGCAGCGAGCGATCGCGCTGCCGGCCCTTCCTAAGCAATCACGGCTCAGACCGCAATCAGATCGCCGCCTGATGCTGCGCGATCAGGCGCCCGAAGCGTTCTGCTTCGCTTGCCGCTTCGAGATCCTCGAGCGCGGCGAACTGCAGTGCCAGACCGGCCGGATTGCCCTTGCGATAAGCGGGGTTGGGATTGCCCGATTGATAGCAGCGCGGCACCTCATACTGCGCCTGCCACTGCGGGCCATAGGGCGAAACGCCGCGTGCCAGCAGCGCATGAGTACGCACTTCGAGACCCTGCGAAAGGCCGATCGCCTTGGTGCCCGGCGTGCCGGCGGCGGCCGCGGTCGTGTTCACCGTCGCATCGTTGAGCGCCATGGCATACTGCTCCAGCGTCAGGTCCCACAGCGTTACGCCGATCGTCAGGTTCTCCTCGGTGCGCCACGCCTTCACCGCGCCCGTCGTGCCGGCGGGACGCGCGACCTCGATCGTCTCGCCGTGCTCGACCGTGACGCCGGTGTCGTCGTAGTTGGCCGCACCATTGGTCCCGACTTTTACCCAGGGCTCTGCCGGTTCCTCGCCCAGCGCGGGAAAGGCTGTCCCCTCGGGCGCCAGGTAAAGCACGAGCGGCGTGCCGATGATCTCATAAGGCTTCATGATTGCGATCTCCTCTGATCGTTTGCTTCACTCACCGATCGCCGCCAGTCCGTGGAGGAGCTGGAACGAACGGAATTCGCGCGGCCATTCGGTGCCGGGCTCCCGGCCGGAGCTGGCGCCGCCGGCGCTGTTGCAGGAATGGAGCATGGTGCCGGCCCACACGCCCGGCCGCATGCGCCTGAGATGGAGCCCGGCGACCTTCATCACCCAGTCGGCTTCGCGCGGCGTCTCGCCATACGCGAATAGGTCGATCCTTTGAGTATCGACCTCGGCAAAGGTGTTGCCGGTCAACGAAACTCCGCCACTCGGCCGAACCACGAGCGCCTTTCGCGGCATGCTCGCCGCTTCGGTGGCCGGCAGCTCGCCGCCGAACACTCGCCCACCAAGAGCAAAGGCGAGCGGCGCATGCGCGCTGAGCATCGCGACCACCGCGCCGATCGGGTCGGCCACCGTCTCAGGCACGGGTGCCTCCGGTGTCCCTCATGAACGCTGCGCGGATGTTGTCGACGAGCGACGGATACTGCGCGTCGGCCGCCGGCCGCAGGTAAGGCCTCGCCGGAATCGTCACGGACTTGACGAAGGCCATCTCGCCGTCCGGCATCGGGATGGCGAGCGCTTTGGCGTTGACCGCCTGGATCGTCCCGCCGAGCTCGTGGATCAGCGCGTACTTCACGTCCTGCGATCCCCAGTGACCGACCACGCCATCCGCGTCCTCGCGGGCATACTCTGCGATCCCCAGCGATCCCTCGAGCACGCCGGTGCGGTTCTTCCAGTCGTGGTTGGCCTTCGCGTGCTTCACGCACTGCGACATCGTCGCATTGATGCCGAGTTTCTGAGCCCGGCGCATGCGATCGGTGAGAGCCTTTCCCTTCCAGACGAGCGAAGCGGAAGACATCAGCGGTGCTCCTCCGAGGCCGTGTCCCTGTGCTCGCGCTCGGCCGCCTCCTTCTCCTGGATCACACGCACCGCCTCGCTCACGTTGTCGAGATACGCCGACCGAGGTCCGTGGCGGAATGTGTCGAAGATCGCTCGATTGAGCGCGCGCGGTACTCGTCGCCAATGGGGCCAGCACATGAGCTGGCCGTCCTTGGCAGGCCGAGGGCAATCGGGGACGCGGCAGGGATGGCTCATCACCCGATCCTCTGCAATGCAGCTTCGAGGTGCGTGTGCTTGCGCTGCACCGGGCCTTCGACCTTCAGCCGGCCGGGGACGAGCACGTTGCCCTGGCGATCGGTCACCTGAGGGATTTCGTCGGCCTCGCGCACGTCGGCGCCCAGCGCGAACATTGCGCGCATGTCCTCGATCATCGCCGTCTTCGATCCGTCGACGACTTCACGAGAGCTGTTGGACCACACGAAGCACGGCAACGGTTCGCCGACCGCCACGAACTCGGCCGGCAGCGGGTTGCCCCAACTGTCGGTCCCCGCCACCTGGTTGCGCTCGATCTGCGCGCGCATCGTGAGACGCCCCGCGATCATAGCCGCTCCAGGCGCCGCACGATCAAGCGCACGATCCATTCGATCAGATCCGCCAGCAGGAATGCGGCGAACATGACCGTCCACAGCGGCCACAGCGCGCCGGCCACGATCGCCGCCGGCGTGCGATATCGCGCCCCGACATTCATCATCTCCCGCGTGAGCAGGAAGACCAGCGCGGCAACGACGAGCCAGACGATGGGAGCAACCCAGCTCATGCGATCGCCAGCGGAGCTTGCGCGCCGCCTACCCCGGAATGCAGATCGACATCCCTGCCGGCGCGGTGACCACGGGACCAGTCGTCCCAAACCCCGCGCCCCTTCATCGCCGCCGATCGTGCATTGACTTCGACGAGCCCCGGATAATGCTCCGCGAGATAGCGGCCGACCAGTTCATCCTCTTCCTGCTCCGGCATCAGCGCAGCGATCTTCGAGAAGACCGCCATGGACCATGCCTCGCAGAAAATGTCGGCGCGCTGGCGCTTGCGGCCGGGTCGGCAGCGACGAAGGTGGCTGGTGATGTATTCCTTCCGCGCGGCCTTCAGCCGGCGGAATAGGACCGCGAAGGCATAGGCGGCGATCTCGGGCGCAGGCCCGCGCCCGACATAGGTACGATCACCGCCAGCATCGATGAACGCCGTGACGCCCAGAGCGCGGCGCACCGCGAAGCACAGGAAGTTCTCCCACTTGGGCGGCTTGATCGTCCGCGAGGCGCGCGCGGTCGCCTCGGCAATTTCCGCCATGGCGAGCTGCGCCTCGTCGAGGCCGTGCCTGTCCATTAGCGCGCGCGCTTTAGCCAGCGCGTTCGCGGCTTCGTGCTCGTTAGAGCTGCTCGCCAGGGCGAAGCACTTGCGGATCTTGGCGAGGAGAGACTTGTCGATCATCGACGAGCTCCCTTCGCCTTGCCGCGCAGCCGGCGCCGGCGGCGCTTAGACAGCGCCTTTGACGGCACGGGCAACAGCTTCGTGGTGCCGCTGCAGATGTCGAACATCGCCGACTTCGGTCCGCGCCGGCGCGCGACCGGACGCGAAACCACGCGATCGTCAAAGCCGACACCGAAAGATACGGCTGCCAACGAGGCCACGGCATGCAAATACCCCCTCATGCCATCACCATCCCGCCGCTCGGCTCGATGCTTGCGATGATGTTCTCGCGGTCGACCTGGGGATCGCCCGAGAGCGTGAACTGGTAATCGCCGGCACGCTCGCTCTTCAGCCCGCCGCGATAGGAGAGATCGAGCTGGATCAGCTTGATCGTCGCTTCGTCCCGGGCCGCCTGGTTGACGATCGGCGAGTAGGTGACGCGCACGAGCGGCGCCCAGAACGTCCGCCCGTTCGGCCCGCCCAGCATCCGCTGCAGCGTCCGCCCGCCATGCAGCACGCGATAGTCGCCGGCGGCGAGCTGGACCTCGCTCGCCGGATCGCCGACGTTGGCTGGATCGAGCTCGACGATGTCGATCGCCTGGGCCGTGTCGGCCGGGCGATCGAGCCGCAGCGTCCGCCGGTTCCGCGAATGCGGATCGGTCGGGTCGCCGAGCTCGACCGTAAGCGGCCCGGCCGGACCAAGGCGCGCGTCGAGCTCGGCGGCGATCGCGTCGATCATCGCCTGCAGCTCAGCATCGGATAGATCCGTACCGGTGCGTTCCTTGATCCGGTCGAGCAGCGGCATCTTAGCTCGCCTGCGCTTCAGCTGCGGCTTCGGGCACCCGCGCCTTGGCGGCTTCGACCACCGCCGACCAAGAGAACGCCGGCGACAGGCCGGTGACCTCGGGCGGCGCTGCGGGGTCGAGAGCGGCCAGCTTCTCGACGGTATCGATCCCGACCGCTGTCAGGGTTTTCGCGGTGGCCGCGCCAATGCCTGCGACATCGGTAAGCGATACTTTGGCCGGAGCGGCCGGCTTCCCATCGTCGCCCTTGTCGCCGCCGGCATCCTTCTGCTTGTCCGATCCGGCCTGCTTTTCCTTGTTCGCCGGCGCGGGCTTGCCCTTGCCGCCCTTCTTCTCGGGCAGTGCGCCGTCGACCAAGCCGAACATCTCGGCCGCGCTGTTCGGAATTTCGTCGCCAGGCGATGCGTAAAGCGTTGCAGCAGCCTTATGGCCCTGCGGCACGACCCGCTTCCGGTCGGCCGTCAGATAGAGCCTCTGGGTGCACTTCATCGTTCGTCTCCTCGGTTACTGCGCCTTCGCCCACAGGACGTGCAGGTAGTCGCCCGTCGTGTCCGTGGTCGTGTTCTCGATCGTGTTCGCCTTGCCGGCCACGATCGCGAATTCGTCGGTACGATCGACGCGGGTGGGCGGCTCGGCATCGGTGATGTGCTCGACCGACAGCAGCGTGTCGCCATCGGCCAGGCTGCCGGGCACTGTGTGCTCGCCGATCGCCCCGCCGGGGATCAGCGCGCAGCCGACCGCTTTCGAAAATCCGGAAATCGTTCCCATCGTCTGCTCTCCTGGCTCGTCGGAAAGGCGCGGCGCGCAGGCCGCGCCTTTCGGAGGAACCGGGGCCGACGATCACGCCGGCCCCGGCGGAGATCAGCCGAGCAGATCGACCTCGCAGAAGGCGGCCGGCCGGAACCATGCCAGCGCGAAACGGGTATCACCCCGAACGGTGCGCTTGCCTTCGGCGAACTGGGTGCCGACGAAGCCGATCTGGATGTCGACGCCCTTCTTTTCGAACAGGCTGACCCACTGGGGCTGGAACGATCCGGTGTAGCCCGCACCCTGAGCATCGGCATCCTGTTGCACCACAGGGAGACCCCACAGACGCTCCGGCCCGGCTTCGGTCGGGCTGCCGAAGATATAGATCCCGTCCGCGGTTCGTGTGAGACGGATATCCTGCCAGTCGAGCGGGTGCATGATGTGGTGGGTCGGGATCGCACGGCCGACGAGCCGGATCTTCGTCATGGACTTGAAGAAGGCGTCCATTGTCGGATCGGCGCCCTTCAGTTGGGTCTGGATACCCGCGACGTTCTTCAGGCCCCGCAGGTTCGGAGCCAGGCCGTCGCCGATCAGGCTCTGACTATCGAGCTTCTGGCGCAGGCCGAAGGTGAGACGGCTATCGATGTAGCCCTCCATCATCGGCACGTCCTCGAGCTGCTCGTCCGTGACGGGCACGCTGTCGGTAATCTTCTCGACCGGCGTGCTCTTCTCGGTGAAGGCGAACTCGCTTTCGGCGAAGGCAGCACCTTCCGCCCTGGCCGCAGCCGCATGGGCGCGGGTGGTTTCCTCCATGTACTTGATCGCCGCCTGCCCCGTGCGGAACATCGGAATGATGTCGAGCATCTGAATCGGCCGGGTAGCCGCTTCGACGAAACCGGGCTGCCGGATGCTCTCGGGCGCGTAGCCGGCGGTGCGGCTCATCAGTGCCTTGCTGCCGAGCGTGTCGAACTGGGCGCCCTTGGCGAGCATGTCGCTCGGCCACATTTCGTCATAGCTGAAGGAAATGCCGCCGCCGGCGCCCTTCTCGGCCCAGTCCTTGAACGACTTCTCCCCGGCGACCGTCTCGCCGAGCGACTTAATCGGCTGATAACCGCCGCGATCGTCACCGCTGCCCGGCAGTGGGAAGCGCCGCATGCCCTTCTCGCGCTGGTTGTAGCCCTTGGCCGCGTATTCGGCAGCTTCGAGCGTCTCCGCATGTTCGGCCAGCTCGTCGGCCTCGCTGTTGAGGGCCTTGACCTTTTCGGCGACGCCGATCGAGTCCAGGCCTTCACCCAGGCATTTCACCTTGCGGAAGTCGTAGCCCTCGTCGCTCTTCGCCTCTTCGAAGATCTTGCCCAGCTCGTCCTGCTTTGCGCCGAGCTTTTCGCGCGCTTCCTTCAGCGTCAAATTCTTGATGCTCATCCCGTGTCTCCATTGGGTCGCTAATCTCGACGCCGTATGGAGGTGACGCGCAACGTGCCGCGCCCCGGAACGCGTTCCGGGGCATCGTGATCTGGGAATGCAGGATTTCAGGCCAGCGAACCCGTCTGGATCGCACGGCCGCGCCGATGCGATGTCAGGCGTCTAACCCAGCGGGCGCGCCGATGGCAACCGAAACGGCCCGCCTCCAGGGGAAGCGGGCCGGTCGAATTGCCTCAGGAAGCGATTTGAGAGGGGCTAAGAAGCGAGTTCGGGTCCATGGCCGCTGGAACCGGGCCTATAACGGCTCCACGGCCCTTACAGGCGATCTGCGGCGCCATTCGATTAGCGAGGCAGGTGCCGCCGCGTCAGGCCCTTCGAGTATCCCGCAAGCGCGGCCTCGATCGCCGCACGATCCGCGTCCGTAACGCCGTTCGGGATTGCCAGCGACTTCCCCAGCGCTGCATGGATGTCCTGGAGCTGCTTGCGCCCGGTGGCCGACAACTTCGACGGATCTTCCCCGATAGCGGCCGCCATCGTGGCGAGCTCGCCGATCAGCTCGGCGAACCAGCCTTCCTTCAGCGCCGCGCTCTTGATCGCCAGCGTCCGCGTGCCCGAGCCGGCGCCGCGCACCACGGTCGAGACTTCGTGTACGTCGACCTTCTTCAGCACGCGCACCTGATCGCCGTCGCGCCGCTCGAAATCCGCCTCGAGCACGTCGTAGCCGTAGGACCACTCCTGGACGGACTTGCCGGTGTCGATGTCGAACTTGAGCGCGGCATGCCACTCACGGCCGGCCTGCGTTTCGAGGTTTAGGTGCAGCTCGGCCAGCGCCGCGTCGCCATCCTCGTAGACACGGGCCTTGCCGAACGGCATCGCCCAGCGATCGTGAGCGGTGAGGAGCTGCGCCCACTGTTCGCCATCCTTCCACGCGAATGCGCCCGGCGCGTAAGTGTCGCCGTCGTGGTCGATCGCCGAAAGCGTCGCGAGCCGCGCCAGTCCCTTGCCGGCTTCGTCCATCTCCTCGATGGTCAGGGCCTTGGTAAGCATCAGTCGTTCTCCAGGTCGAAATGGGGCGCGAGGCTCAGCGTCCCGTTGGGATGTTCTGCGTCGGCCATCGCCGCGGCCTCGTCGGCCGACACGATCGAGCCGTTGCGCGCGATATGGCTCTCCAGCGATCGGCCGGGGCCAAGGCGCCCGTCGAAGACCATGAACTCTTCCACGCCGGCCGCCGTGCCGGTCTCGATCGTCGAGATGTTCTGCGCGAACTTCGTCTCGGTGCGGGCGATGATCCGCGCGCGCGTCTCCGCCTCGTTCCACACGCCGCCCTCGACGTAGTCGGCAATTCGCGCTGCGAGCTGCTCGACGCCTTCGCCTTCGGCCCGGCCTTCGGCCAGCGCATCGAACACCGCCTGCCGCGTTTGCTTGTCGAGATCCACGAGGCCGG